AAAAGGTGACTGTACGGCCTGTAGCCACCCACACACGACCAGAAAAGGTAGAAACGCTTGCTATCTCTTCTAAGTTGGGTACACCTATTACAGTGGCATTTGCATTCCCTGTAGGTGTTGGAGGTGCAGCTATGGTGACGGTTGGAACACTTGTGAAATTGTCACCGACATTTGTCATTATGACTTGTGTAACCGCATTGCCAAACACGATAGCAGTGGCAGTGGCATTTGCCCCACCACCACCCGTGATGGTGACAGCGGGAGGAGAAGAGGGGTTGTAGCCAGAACCACCGTTTGTAACTTGAACAAACAGCGCACCTTTTGTAAAGGTAAGTATTTCTGCAATAGCAGTAGCACCGCTACCACCACCGCCTGTAATTGTTACGGTAGGAGCAGAGGTGTATCCACTACCGCCTTCAGTGATAGCAATAGATGACACGGCATTTGCAGTGATTGTTGCCTCTGCTGTAGCTTGTGTGCCATTTGTTTGGTTGGGAGCAGAGATGGTAACTGCTGGCGCAGAAGTGTAACCTGAACCTCTGTTTGTAATGCCTATTTGACCTACACCACCAACATTGAGTAAATCAGTGCCATTCCAAGAAAAGAGTCCCTTGCTAGGGTCACCTATAAATACCTCTTCATTCTTCCACTGTGCAATAGACACATTTGCAGAAGAAAATGTTCCCGTTACTCCGACATTGCCTACAGTACCTGTATCAATGATGACGTACTGTCCTCTACCATCTTGTTGGAAAGCCAACAAATAATCAAACAACTCCAAATTGGTGTTTACCAGGGTGGTTACCGTGTTGCCAAACGAAATAGCGTTACCACCACCGTCATTGACTACAACTTGTGCAGGGACAATTTTGATGTTGCCAAACCCGATAGGCATGGCATTTTCTATCCAAGCAAACTCTTCATCCTCAATAGCAGTTCTATTGGACTTGGTATTCAAGCCCTTAAAATTCTTATAAACAGCATAAGATTTTTTTTGTTCTGCTGATGCCATGATTAGAACGTGCTGTAGGGGTCAGGGATTCTGCGGGTATACACAGAGTTCAGCACCGCCTGAACTTGCTTGGCATATTCTTGTTTGTATATCTCAGCTTCTCCGTAGCTTTGTTCTTTGTACTTGGCTTTGTAAGCCGCATAAAAAGCTACAGGTGTGGTGTAGGGGTCTTGTATTTGGTCGTTGACATTAGGCGAACTCAGGCTCAAAGCCGTAGGCAAGATAGTGCTGTCTATCTCAACCACATAGGCTTGGTCGGGAACAGGGCCAACATAGATGGTGTTTTGACCGTAAATAGAGAAACAAACAGGTCTACCTACATAGTTTTGCCAATAACGCAACTGTGCATTGAAGTTTGACCAAGGCAAGTACCGCAGAGGAATGCGGCTATTACCCCAGTAAATATTGACGTTCAAAATATCTAGCGTTGTGCCTGTAGAAATAGTGGCAAAAGGGATGACCTCAACAGGGCCAGAATACTGCAAGGTTGCCGTGCCATCTGTAAAAGGAGCAGATGGCGGGAATGTGTAACTAGAGTCTGGATAAGGTGGAGCGGTGCTACCAAGCACACCACTGACAGTTACTTCATAGATGAAGATGTTGTTAAAAACAAATTCACCAGCAGTAACAGTAGCACCCGCAGTCCAAATAGTTGCGGGTACACCTGTGTTTGAAATTGGGGTGGCAGTAATTTGAAGGGTGCGTAAGCACCCAGTATCTCTCGCTACTCGCTCACGGGCATCGTTGATGTAGTCCGTTAGCTCCGAGGTTGACCAGAAGACAGAGTTTGCATCATGCAATAACCGCTGTACTTCCGTGATGTAGGAAGAGAGAGTTGCCATGTTACCTTCATGTTATGCAACCCTCTGATTGACCTTTCCCCCAACGGATTTCTCAATCCGTAAGGGTACTACGCCAACCGCCGAGGGTAACGAGCGGTTCTTTGTTGGAGGCTCTGAAGAAATATACACCTTCTTCAGATTCTCCATTGCTTCTTCAAGTTCGCTGTGGAGTCGTATCATGCCCAACTGGACTAGATACTTCTCCTTGTCCTCATCTCCGTAACCAAGCATGTGCATGGCAGCAGGGACAGTCAATTCAACTGTCTTGCCGACAGGAAACTCATAACCGACATAGTGGTACTCAGCGTACAAGTCTTTGTCGGTATTGTTGGTTACATAAACGAGGTCTGTCATAGTGTTACAACGTCACCGTACACAGTAATATCAACAGTGTTGTTTGCTGCTGCCGCTGTATTTACACACACAAACAAAGGACTTGTATAGATTTTTGTTGACGTATTTGCTGTCAACGCAAGGTCTTGATACAAGCCTGTGCCAGTAATGTTTGAAAGAACAGTTGCATTAGAAACTGCGTTTGCCAAGTTACCATCATTGCTTGTGAAGATGGTAACGTTGGCAGCGGCAACACTTCCGTTGGCATTAAAAGCAGTAATACGGCGAACGATGTAGCCAGTACCGACAGTAGCAATTGTTGCCACAGCATTACCAGTGCTTCCCATCGCAACGGGAGGATTGGTAGAGCCAACAGCAAAATTGCCGAACCCGTCTGGGTACAGAGCGCCTACATGGTTTGCGTTCATACTGTCTCCTTAGCTTGTGTAGGTGCTGTTTGCATTGATACCACCATTGATGGTCAATGCAGTAACTGCACCTGCGCCAGCAATAGTAGATTGTGCAAACACGTTCACGCCATCAGACAAAATCATGCCGCCAGTGTTATTGGCAAGCAGAGTTGTGATGGATGAGCCGTTATTTGCAGTAATCACTACGTTAGCAGCGGGGAACAGCATATAAGTACCAGCAGGAATCACAGTGCCAGCGTTAGCGGCAGTCAGTGAAACATTGGAGAAGTAAGCACCAGCAGTGTTGGTGGTTGCATTCGCCAGAATGATTTTATTCATTGCTAAAGCCATGTCTTTTTCTCCTTACAGTGAGAGGTAGTTGTAACCCGTCACCTTGGTCATGGCTTTGGGTTTGACGTTCACCAATTCGGCAATCATCAAAACCGCACCGACATAACCAATTTGCCAGTTGGGGAGAGTGGACTCGAAGCCTGTAAACACGAACGAACCTTGCTCATGGATGTACAGAGACAAGTAGTTAGTGTTCAGGAAGTACACAGTACCTTCAGGGCAGTAGGGGTCTGGATAGATAGGTACGCCAGCAACCATCAAAGCACGGAAAGCTGCTTGAGGGCCATTGGTTTCACCGTCAAAACCTGCACCTGGGGTGATAACGTATTGCTCTTGACCAACAAAGTCTTGAGCCAACAGTGTCCAAGTACCGAAACCGCAAACACCGAACGAAGGCATTTCAGCACCGTTTTTGACAGTACCAGAGATGTATTGCAGGATGTTTTGACGGGTTGGGTTCACAGAGCCAGCGGCATACTGTGAGGATTTCCACCAAGTGTAAGTACCACGGTCAATGTTGCCGTAAGTACCAGAGTTAGCAACAGCAGCGGGCAAGCCGATGAATTGTTGGGTATTGCTGGTGTTGGTGTACAAGGCAGTTGCCATTGCATCCATCATCACGTTGGTTGCATCGTTCATACGAGCTTCAATCAACGGAATAATGGCGGCATCTTGCTGAACTGCGCCTTCCATACCGAGGAACGGCACGGGAGAAATCATCAGTTTCAGGTCGAATTCAGCGTTGTAAGCACCTTGCTGGACTGACGGTTGGGCAAAAGAGCCACTGTAGTCAGACCATTGAGCGTTCACAAACTGTGCGCCTTGGACAGGAACGGTTACAGAAGACACACCGCCAGAGGCTGACTGACTGTTGGCAATCAGAGCCGCCATGAGGGGTGTCGAGTTATAAAGCTGGACAACCAGCTTGGGGATAAAGGCTCTACGAGTAACGTAAGTCAGTTCGTTGAACTGTGCTGACCCTGTTGCTGGTAGGATGCCGCCGCCAATAGCCATAAGGCCTCCTATGAAAAAAAACTACCCTCTTACAACCCAATAGGACGATGCGGTTTACGCAAGTCATTGAGCGCATTCATTGCCTCATTACGAGCAGCGGCTGCTGGATTCTTCCAATACTTGTTCAAGTCAAATTGCTTGACAGCACTTGGGTTGTATCCAGATGAAGTCGGCACTGCGGCTTGCTTCATCCACTGATGGTATTCGGCTGCTGTTTCGTGATTTGTGATACCACGCTCCAACATGATTTTTTCTACATCACCAACTTCTGACTCGTTAGAAATCAAACCCTTTTTCATCAAATTCTGTCTGCGATTGTTGAGGTCTTCAATCGCTTCTTTCTCACGCAACTTGGCTTCCAAGGCTTGCACACGGTCTTCAGAACGGCTAACCGCTCTGTGTGTGTAGTCTTCAATGTCAAGTTCAGGAATAGGAAGGTCTGGTTTGACCTTCTTAGTCATACGCAAGAAGTCTTTGCGAGTATCAGGGTTTTCCGCAAGTGTTTGGGCAAGTGCTGCCAATTCATCACGGGCTTCTAAGGAAAGATTTTCTAGTGACATAAAGTTACCCTCTTTATACGATTAAATGACACGTTTGCCATCACCTGGCTTTTGGACAGCCATGCTTGACTTGTTTACTTTGTTGGGGCCATTCAAGCCACCAAACTGAGAAAAACGGGGTGTGTTGGTGACAACGCCATTTTGCTGGTTGTTGTCAGTTGGCTTGCGAGGTGACGCAGCGGCACGGGGTTTAAAAAGTTCCATTTTGGTTCCTTACATGGGGGGAGGAGGAGGCATACCGCCTTGTGGAGGCATACCAGGGATAGGTGCTTGCGCCATTGCTTTGCTTTCAGGGGTAGCACCACCCGCCTGTGGCAAGGTTTGCAATAACTGAAGAATTTCGGATTGTTGCAATTCGTCAGTTTTGCCTTTTTTCTGACCAATCAATCCGCTAAGTGCACGAATGGCATTGAGAGTTTTTTTACCCTCTTCTGAAACAGAGCCAAAAGCGGGTAGAGATTGTTCAAGCAAGTCGATAGCCATACTGACGTTAATCATTGCGGCTTCTTTGTTTCCCATCTTGGGTTCAGGAGTGGACATCGGAGAAGCCATAGGAGGCGGTTCTGCCTCTTCCATTTCTTCTGGTTCTTCCCTTTCGTTATAGGTAGGTTTGCCAGCAGCGGCTTGGCTACCCCGCATTAACTCCATCAACTTATCTGGTGGAACACTCATAATCACTCCTTGGCGTGTTTGTAACCACTTACAAACATCTTGTCAATAGGGGGAGGGCATTTTTTGTCAGCCCTCCGTAGACATTACTTGCGACCTTTACGGGCTTTTCGTCCCATACGAGCCATTTTTGGAGCCATTTTTGCTTTCATATACATGATGCAATCCTTTTACAGGCCACCTCAAAGGGGAAGCAGCCACACCCTTTCCTTACGGAATCTTGAATTATCTACGGCACTTGCGACCGCTTTTTGGCTTCATGTTCATCTCATACCTCCTGATGGTTTGCGGTTGTAGTCACGTTGACTTCTACCGTATGTGGTTTTAAACCCTGTTTGACGCAATGTCAAGTTAGGACTCGCTTCGTTTCTTTTCAAGGAAGCAGTGTCAACCCGTGGTTGGTCTGCTGTAGGTTGTGTCATGCCTGTGTTGTTTGTAGCCATCATCCCACCTTTTTCAAGTCTGGTTTACCTTCTGCTTTTGGAGGTTGCATCTGTTGCATTTGCTGCTCCATTGCCTGTTGAGCTTCTTGCTTCTCTTGTGCTTTCTTCAATCGCTCTGACAATAATTGTTTCATTGGAGGCTCAACCATGTCAAGCAAAGATTCTTTGTCAATTACGCCAGCTTGGAATAACTCAAAAGCCATCTTGCGGCTGTCTTCCATAAAGATGGGTGAGTTACTGTGAGCATCTACCTTCACCACAAAATCACGGGTGAACTGGTCTGCAATAAATTTTATGCCTCGTCCGTCTGTATAGTGGGTGTTGTCATACACCTGCATACATTTAAGGTACAGGGTAGCCATCTTTTCTAAGCTGTCTTCAATAACCAGCGCACGTTTCTTAGCCCTGCTTGAGCCTAAACGGGCAAGTGTGGATGCGTGACCAGAAGAGCGAACACCTGCTTCACCTCTACCTTGCAGCACAGAAACAATACCAGATGCTTCTTCAAACATCAGGTCAACCTCTCCAATCTCACGGAACAAATCAGGTGGGATAGTAGGTGCTAACTTCTCTACTTTAGCATTTGGCATATCGGTTGCAAGCAAGCCGCCAGCACGGTTGAGCGCAAAGTTCTTCTCGTCCAAGATGCCTGTAAAGCCAATCAGGGCAGTAGGTGGACTGACTTGTTTGGAAAGTAAGTCTAAGATTTC